TGGTTTAGGGGAGTTGGGGATGATAGAAAGCAGAATTTATAAAGATTGGCAGATAATAGACGACATACCTCACGAAGCGAGATTAGAAAGGAGGGGAATGGATTTTGGGTATTCCAACGATCCCACAGCCATTGTAGATATTTACAAATTCAATAACGGGTTTATACTTGATGAGATAGTCTTTCAAAAAGGATTAAGCAATAAGCAGATAGCCGATATTCTTTTAAATCAGCCAGGAGTATTGACGATAGCAGATAGTGCAGAGCCGAAGAGCATAGATGAAATTAAAGGATATGGAATAAATATAATCGGGGCGGTTAAAGGTAAAGACAGCGTTAATCAGGGCATACAATTTACACAAGATCAGAAAATAAGCATAACCAAAAGAAGCCTGAATGCGATTAAAGAATACCGCAATTATTTATGGATGACGGATAGTTCGGGAAAAATAATAAATACTCCGGATGCAGGATTTAATCATTGTATGGACGCTATCAGGTACGGGTTAGATTCTTACAAAAGTCAAGAAGATATTGTTTATGAGCAGTCCGGGGGTTTAAAGCCATTTATCCCCGGAATAGGCTGAAAACAACACACTACGATTCATTAAGAGGCATTTAAAAAAGATAAAGGACTGCGGTATGGAAGATGAAAACGGAAATTTAATAATTACGGAAGAAGAGAAAGAAGCGGCATTGGCCATAAGAAAAATGACGGACAAAGATGTTTCCGATTATGATATGTGCTATTTAATGCCAAAGAAAATGATGATTGATAATCTAAAAGCCAACGGCCGCCAAGATTTAGTGGATAAAATGTATCTTTGGGAGGGAGGAATTATTTATCACGCTTTATTGGAATTAGAAATAGACAAAGAATTCGGTAAAGAATTAAAAGAGATTAAAGATAACTATGGAGAAATTCACCAATAGAGAATTGCAATGTTTTAAATTTCTTCATAATTTCAGGACAGAAGTTCGGGGGGGAGAGATAAGAGTTATTTTCCACGAACACGATATTGTAAATATAATAGTTCAGGGGAAAGTTATATTTGACGGAAAAGGAGAAGAGCTTGACAAAATGAAAATGATATTGACTTCTCTTTTTCAAGGTGATATAATACGGTCAGAATAGCCTATCTAAACAACGGGTTAAACCTATTTGATTAGCGGGCAGACATATTGATTTCTTTTAGAAGTCAAAAGTCTGTCTGTTTTTTTATGGAACAATGGCAAGAAGAAAATTTAATCGGAGGAGTAATCGCTTTATTCGCAATATACGGCGGATATAATTTTATTATTGAAATAATTAAATGGCTGAACTAACAACAAAAGTAAGAGATGAAGCAATAGAGAGATTTAAGAATGAACGGAAAGCGGCGCAGGATTATCAGATTCGCCGGCATATTCAGTGGAACGAAAATTATAAGCTCTATCGTGATTTCGTAGATATTAACCGGCTGACTCAAAGGCAATCGGTCAATATCCCGTTGATGAAAGAAACGATTAAGACACTATTGGCGGGGATGGATGAAGCGCCTGATATTTATTTTGTTAATCTTAACAACGAAAAAGAGAAAGAATATATTCTGAATGAGTTCTGGCTTTATGATTCAGACAGAGTGAATTTAGACGGCATAGACATCCAGGATAAAAAGAATGTTCTGCTTTACGGCCGTTCTTTCATTAAACTTAATTTTATAGATGGATTTGAACCTGAAGTTCTGGATATTTACGATATTATAGTTGATCCAAAAACTAATCCTTTAAAATTGGAAACAGCAAGGTATTTAATCCACCAGAATATATTCAGGCCCTTGGAAGCTATTTTAAATAACGATAAATACACTAAAGAGGGAAAGGATAAACTAAAAACATATTTATACAGCAAAAAGGGGTTGATAGCTTCAGGGGATAATAGGGTTGAATTGGAGAAGAAAAAAGAAAGGTTGCGGGATATGGGAGCCGAAGATTATTCTTCAATAGACGATTTATTGGGAGGTTTTGATGTTATTGTTTCTCTCTGTGAGCATTATACGACTGAATGGAATAAAGAGAAGAAAGAATTTGTCCGTTATGTGCAAGTCATTGCCGAAGATAGCTCAATTCTCTTTAAAGATACTTTGGAAAATGTTTTAGGAATAAAAAAGTGGCCCTTTACCACTTGGACTGCCGATATTGAGGTTTCAGATTTTTGGACAGATGGCGAGGCTGATGTCATACGCCAGATAAATAAGGTTCTTAACGCTTGGATTTCGCAAGGAATAGAGAATAGAACCTACAGGAATTTCGGAATGAATTACTACGATGCTTCAAATGCCAAAGGATTCAATCCTAAATCTTTCACTCCTGAACCCTGGGGATGGTATCCAGTGCCTGGAAATCCGAATGAGATTATTAAAAGGGTAGATGTGTTGCCCTTAACTGACAGTATTGAAGATATGCGGTTTCTAATTGGTTTAGCTGAAAAGGCGACAGGAACGCCAGCTGAAGGGAAAGGGGTAACCGAGAAGAAAAGAGTATTATTGGGAGAGCTTGAGATAGTTGTGGGTAAAGCAATGGAAAGAATCAAAGGGACAGCTAAGTTCTATCGCAGGGCCAGAAAGGAACTGGCCGAGATATGGCTGGCGATTATAGACGCCAATATGATTAACACCGAAACAATTAAATTATTCAGAACTTCTTATAAAGGCAATATCTTTATCAAAGACGCAAGACCGTCAGACTGGAGATCAAAAGCGGGATACAGAGTAAGGATAACTTCTTCTTCCGAGCAAGACACTAACAATGCCCAGACGCTTCAAAGAATGCTGGCGGTTAAAAACGAGTTTCCCAATAATCCCGCAGTTCAGAGGATATTCAAGAAAAGATTGCTTGAAGTAATGGATATATCGCAAGAAGAAATCAAAGAGATTATGGATTATGATAAGAATGTGCAAGCTCCTCAAGCTCCTCCATTAAGAACAATGCCCGATATGAGATTACAAATACAACAATGACAATAACTGAAATATTAACAAAACTTAATCTGAATTTTGAAGATTTAAACGCTTCAGAAAAAGAAACCTATCAGAATTGGGAAGAGACTTTGCGAGGCAAAGAGATAACAATCGATGTGTTGAAAGAATTTATTAAAAGTCAGATAGAAATAATTATTGATAATATCGCAGTTCCGAATATATCAAAGAATGAAGAAGACATTTTGAAAGCGCAGGTAAGAAATTATAAGACTTTGCTTGCGTTCATAAATTATCCCGAAAGGTCGAAAGCATTCTTAGAAAATCATTTAAATAACTTATTTAGAAAATAGATGCCTGCAAAATCAAAGGCACAACAAAAATACTTCGGGATGATGTTAGCGGTGAAAAGAGGGGAAATACCTATATCTCAAATGCCTAAAAATATGCAGAAAAGAGCAAGGCAAATGATGAAGAGTATGTCGGAAGCAAAAATGATGGAATATGCTGGAACACCGACTAAAAAACTCCCAAACAGAGTAAAACCCGCAAAAGCAAAAAGGTCGGAGATAAATAAATTGGTTAAAAAGGCATTTAAAGTAAAAAGATATGGTTAAAAAAACTGCAAATATAGCAACACCGATTAAAACCTCAGAACCTATTACTAAAAAAGAAGAGTTGAGAGTGGCGAAATATCAGTTAACGAAATTTATTACTAACAGGAAAGAAGCTAAGACGGTCAAAGAATACGAAGAGGCTGATTTCTGGGTTAGTCATTGGCAGACAGTAGTCAATAATTTAACAAAATAATTCCCAAACCTTGAATTGCGTAGTGAGATTTTTCGAAAGCTCATTACAGATTAAGACGGGAAAATATATGACAGACCAAACTACTAAAGAACAAATAGACGGCGGAGAAATCCAAACCGAAGAAATTGTTCCTAAGGTAACGGAAGGAGATATAACTCCAGAAAATATACCTGGTGGCGAAGAGCTTCCGCCTCAAGGCGAAGATTATAAAAAGAAGTTTGGCGAATCTACTCGTGAGAATCAGCGTATTCTTTCAGAAAACGCAAGGCTTACGAATGAGAAAACTGAACTTGAAGCTAAGTTGGGCAAAACTTTGTCCAACGAAACCCCTTCAGAGAGTGATCTTCAAAATCTATATCCTGACTGGGATTTAATGAGTCCTACCGAGAGAACACTGCTCAAAAGGCAGGTATCTTTGGAAAGGTCAGTCGGAAAGCTTAATATAGCTTTAGGCGAAACCACCAAAGAAGTCCATTTTGACAGGGAATTTGATAAGATTGCCGGTCAATACAATAGTTTGGAAGGCAAGAAGCAAGAGTTTAAATTCTATGCTTCTCAAAATCCGGGAGCCAATCTGGAAGTTCTCGCTAAGTCGTTTCTTTTTGAAGAAGCCAAGACAATCGGCGCTTTAGAAGAAAAGGCAAAAGTAAGGAAAGGACTTGAATCTGGCAGTGGCGGACAAAAGACAGCTCCTAAACAAGGTCTTACCGATGAGGAACAGGCCGAGATTAGGAAGACTGATCCGAAACGCTATGTCAAATTAATCCAAGAAGGAAAGATATAGGTCGTGAAGGGAGAAAAACATAGTGAAAAAGTATGATTTTACCAACAAATATAGGAGAGAAATTCGCAAAAAGAGTTCTTAAGAAACTGTATGCTCAATCTATAATTCCTTTAGTGACCAATAATGATTACGAAGGAGAAATTACGGGCGGAGGGGCAGACAGGCTTACTATTCTTTCATTCTTGAAAGATGTAACGCTTGGCGATTATGTTGCAGGGACAGAGATGTCGGTTCAGCGTGAAATGGACGATACTGAAGACCAATTAATCGTTGACCAGCAAAAATACTTTAATGTGGAGATTGACAACCTGAATAAATTTGAGGCTTATGTTAATGATCTTGACTCAACTATAGTTGAAAACAAGGCACAGGTATTGCAGGATACGATTGAGGCTTATATCCTTGATTTGTTCACCGAAGTAAAAGCTGGACATAGAGTCGGTTCTGATTATAACACTACCGCTTATGCCACAAGCACAGCCGCAGTTACGGCTATTACCGGGGCAATGACAATCACCGATCCGGGGATTAGTTCTCTTCATATCGGAGGCGCATTGGTGGGGTTAGGTATATCTTTTGACTCTGGCGTTACTTGGTATAAGATTAAAACCTATACCGATAGCAGTACCTTAGTCATTGATGACTGGAATGATTCTGCATATACAGGTGGAACGAAAACAGCGGTTGACTTCATAATTGAAGCAATATATCCAAAGACAGTTTCTAAGACCACTATCTATGCCGATATTCTTTCTTTATCCACCGCTTTGAGTAAAGATAAGATTCCTCAAGGCGACAGATGGCTGACAGTTCCTCCCGATATTGCAAATCTATTGAAACAAGCTACCGAGCTTATTCCTGCCGTTGCCACCGCATACGAAGATGTGGTTAAACAAGGCTTGATAGGCACAGTGGGAGGTTTCAAAGTGATAGAAAATGTCAATATATCAGGAAATGGAACGAATGGTTGGCACTGCTTAGCCGGGCATAAGGCATTCATAACCTTTGCCAATGCTTACACAGAATCCCGTGTCGTTGAACCAGTAGGCAATTTTGGCAAACGATATCAGGGTTTGGATGTATATGGAGCTAAGGTGACCAAAGAAAGAAGAAAGGCAGGCGCAGACGGCTTCTGGATTATATCCGGGAGAGGAGATGACTGGAAAGCCTAAAATTAACAAACTTGTGATTTGTTAGTCGGAGCTGATAGAACTCGCAGTTGTTTGAGAGATTCTATCAGCTCAAAACAACCGATTAACTAATTAAAAAATAAATGTTCGGATTATTTAAGAAAAAAGAAAGAATAGCGTTGGAAAATCCCCACGAAGCCAGAATAGTGAGCAAATACGCTAAAAGTGAAAGCGGAGGAAATCTCACTTATGTTACTGGAGAGAAATATCCGATGAAAGGCAACCCTGATTTTCTGGCATTAAAAGCTCTATCCCCGATTAAAGGAATACTGGATAAGATATTTTCAAGCAGGTTGACTTCAATAATTCCTTTTAATGTTTCAAATGAGAAGTTGTCGGGTGCAGTGCAAGAATTCGCCAAAGGATTTGATTTATTGATAGAAGCCGAGAAGCTGGAAGGGAATAAAAATAGATGGAAGAATATGAAAAAAGTTATCTGCGTATTCTTGGAACACGATATGCCTTACCGATATAAACTTCAATGGATGTTTGAAAGAATGGATAAAGAGAAAATAAAACTGGAGGAAAGCGATAAATATTTTTTCAGGGTAAAAAATTTCAGGGTAGATTTGGAAGAAGAAAAAGAGGAATTGTTTAAAACATATCCTAAATACAAAAATAAAGAAGAAATGGATAAATTTAATAAGTGGCTGTCAACGGAAACGAATTGGTATCATTCGAACAAAGATTTAGAAAAAACATTAGAACAATTAGTTAAAAATTATGAAAATATTTAAATATTTAACAGCAATAACGGCAAGTGTCTTAATGGCAGGGATAGTTTTAGCGGCAAATGTTTTTCCGACTTCTTTGAATGTTTGGGAATACGGAGATGTAATTGAAGAAGATTGGGGCAATGCTCTTGAAAATACCATAGGCATTACCAATTCAATCGATACGGATTCGCACGATTACTACATTCGGCACGGTTCAGCATTATTTGATTATGTTCTTAATTCATTAGCTTTGGATTATGGAATGTCTGCCGCCACCACTACGCTTACAGGATTGCTTACAGGAGTGAACGGAACTTTTAGCGGGCAACTTTCGGCTTCTAATGGTATCGTTGCAGATAAATCTTCTGCGACTGCTTATTTAATTACTGGAACTGGAGGAGCGTTAAAAACAGTTAATGGTAATTATGTAGGGATTAGTTTAAGCACTTCCGAGGGCGCTAACGGTGTAGGAATGACTTGGCTTTATAGTGGCGATACCATTGAGGCAAATCGTTATATGCGACTTAGTGCGTATGATAACGAGTTATCTACTTGGACACCTCTTTATCTTCCTGGGTATGTGGGGATAGCCACAACCACTCCATCCCATTTATTGTCGGTAGGAGGAACTTTAGGAAGTCAGTTTTTGATAAATTCCACTGGAGGGTTTATTGCTCAATCTTCTTCCACATTCACCGGATATGTTTCAGCCACAGGATTTACCGGCAACGCTTCAACTTCCTCCGCATTTGCCGATGATCCGACAGATTGTTCCGCCAACCAATTTGCCAATGCGATAGCGACTACTGGCAATTTAACCTGCGGAGCAATATCGGACGCAGATGTTCCGAATACTATAACCGCCAGCAATTATGTTCTAACTACTTACGCCTCAACTACCTTTTATTATCAGCGAGATGCCACAACAACGATGGACTATTGGGAAACACAGCAAACAGCAAGAACAGCCGATGATTTAACCGATAACAGCATAAGCGATTTGAACGATGTCGCCGCAATGACCGAAATCACCGGAGACTTGCTTTACTACGGGCTTACCGGGTGGACAAGATTAGCCACTTCCACTAATGGATATGTTTTGACTTTAGACGCTAACGGGTATCCCTCTTGGGCGGAGGCTTCGGCAAGCGGCGGCGGAGGAAGCAATTGGAATTTTGTCAGCGCAACGGCAATCAGTCCAACAACAACAGCTATCGGTTTAATAGTTAACGCTTCTTCAACAATTCCATTTTTAACAATGACTAACTCCACAACGACCGGGAAAATGTATATTCCCAATTCCGCAACCCAGACATTGGCGGAAGCGGGACAAATGGCCATAGATTCCACTTCGGCCCAGCTTAAATATTTTTCAGGAGTCCAAAATATCATAGTTCCTCAACAGACTAAAGCCATAACATACGGGTCAAGCACTTTAGCGATATGGGGAGATTATGATTCATCTGGCACAAGCACAATGCCTATAACGGCAATTTATAGGGCAGTGACTCTCGCAAGGGTATATTGCTATGTTTCTTCAGGAACTTCGGTTGTAATAGCGGTGGGCGACGGAACGAATTTGGGAGAGTCTATCGTTTGCACCGCTTCCGGACAGGAAGATGACGGAACTTTAACGAATAATACTTTTACGAGCAGAGAACAAATGAAAGTGAATATTGGTTCGCAAGCAGGCAATCCCAACGGAGTAACCATAGTAATTGATTTTTTGTATAATGAAGATTAACAAATAACAGAATTTTTATGCTGACTGATATAAAACAAAAAATAAATAACGGAATAAATTGGACTAAACAAAAATTGTCCGATGGTTGGAATTGGATTAAAAGAAATGCGAAATTGGCAATCGCAGGAACAGCCATAGCCGCAACCTTTGTAGGTGGTGAAATACTCACTCCACAATATCCCGTCCTATCCATAGACGGACAACAGGTTGAGTTTAACTATACCGACAACAATACTGGAGAGAATTTGATTATCTATACTTCATATCAGAATTATATGAGGTTTGGCGGAACGATTGATGTCTATTTCGCTGTTAAAAACAATTCAGGTATAGACCAGAATATATCAATAGTTTTATCCTTGGAAAAAGATAATCCTATTGCTATCAGTTCTTATGCGGGAGAACAGATAATAGAAAGTATTATTCCCAGCCATTTTGAAGGAGGGACTACTACCGAAGCGATATGGGTTGAAACTGCCACTACGACAGCGAGTAAAACCATTTGGGCGATTAACCAAAAAGAAGTTTTTGACAATAATTTATCTGAAACAATCCGCAATAAGCAAAAAGACATTAAAGGATATAATAGAATATCAAAATCAATCGATTCTATTAAGGCAGGAGAAACAAAATTTTATAAAGCGAATGTAACCACCAGAGGATTGCCGAATAATTCAGAGTTCTTTATAGAAGTTTATGGAGATAAAGACGGATATTCTCATCTTGACCCTTGGACATACGAACAATTATTCAATGTTCTGAATGACGGAGATTT